AGTTGCTTGTTCTTCAATCAATAATTTCTGTTCAACATTCTCTTGTGCTAATTTCTTCAGCATATTATTTTGATGAAAGAATGCTCCTGCTCCACCAAGTACAATTACCATTCCGCCAACTATTAACGCATTACGCAAGCCCATTGAACATATCCTTTTCGCGTTTGCGGCGATTTAGCAACCCTTGTACTGGACGGCCACCTGCGTTTTTCCAAGCTAAAAATTGCTCTGCTGCGCCTTTAAAGTCATTTGTATTGAGCTTTTTGAGTAGCGTTGAACGTGCAAAGTTTGTCTCGCCGATGTTAAAGACTAAGCTAACTAAAGCATCGAACTCATATTGTTTGAGTGGCACTTTTACAAGGCGGATAATTGCTGATTCAAACTTTAATAAATCTGCACTCAATAATTCTCGAGATTTATCGGCCGAAATAACCATACCTTTTGCAACAGGCTTACCATCAACTGCACCAGTATGACCGACTCCAATCGTCCAAACACCAATAATGTCCGCATACGCTGTTAGGCGTTCCCCTTCTTCACGGCGGATAAACTGCAAACCTTTCTCACTAGTTTTCATCTTCTGTCACTCCTGCTTTGTTTTTTAAAAAGCGCAAAATCAACTGGCGAATTGCGCTTGTACCCAATAAGCCAAGTGCAGCGCCGATCGGCGTGATTAAATCAATATCCAACCCGAAATGCGTAAGAACAGGGCGGATTGAACCTGCAATCAAGCTGCATAAAAAGGCTTCTACAATAACTCTTCTGGCTGTGTCTTTTTTACCGTAAAGAAATGATTTCGATAGGGATGCAAAAAAAGCCACTAACACTCCGCACACAAAGCTACTATGCTGAACGAAGTAGGCGACTACAACAGTCCAGAGGTCTGGATTTTTCTCTGGCATTTTTTTCATACTCCACCCCGTTTTCGAGGCAATAAAAAAGCCCACCTGTTATGGTGGGCGTGGTTTCTGCTAAAATTTACATTCCACAACAAAATTAGCAGAGGAAATGATAATGGAATACATTATTCGGATTGCCAATATTTCCCAAATATTATTTACAATGTAGAGAGCGAACAATATGAGGATCTAACAGAGAATTAACCTTAATTCCTCCACCAACAATCGAGCCATTTGTAATAAGATGAGCATACTTATCTTTGAGGTTTTCATAAAGTGCCTTGAGCAAATATTCCGGCACTTCCTCACCATCAATCTTAATTGTATCGCCTAATGTAATGTTCATATTCCACCTACAAAAAAGCCCCGACTGGAAAACCAATCAGGGCTATAAAATTCATTCGGTGAACATCACTTATACGATGACCACCATTGCAGATATAATAGGTTATTTAGGTAGGAAAAGCAAGTGCTATTTTTCAAGAATATGCAAATTTACGTAACTTAGGGGAATTTTTATGATTTTTAATAGCAAGATCGAGAAATTTAGCGACAACCCATTCTGAAGCTTTAATACTTTCTCTCACTCTTAATTTCCAAGTAGCAAATTTTATCGATGGGTCTTTCGCGTGCTGATACTTCGCAATCGCATACACCGAACGACCATACACATATTTTGCTTCCAGATATTTATAATCCTGCGGACAAGGCTTCTTAATGCAATAACCCACCACCGAACTAATTACCATACCCAGCTCATCGCTGCACTGCTCACGCACAGGCTCTTTAACCTGATTTGGATCGACCGACAGCATCAATCTCGCAATCATATTTGTACGGCACTCAAAATCTAAACCACTATAAACCCACGCACCCCACTCACTCAACCGAGCTTCAATCCACGTCTGCTTATGCTCATCAAGTAATTTATCCGCCATGTTTCAACTCCTTTACTTTCGCCTTATACACCTTGATTAAATCCTTGATTTCTTCCACCGACAACTTCAGCGGTGGATGGTCTTGCCGCTCTAAAAATTCCACCCGTTCCAGCCCGATTTTCTCAATCAGCCCTAACCGATATTCCAAAATGTTACCGCTCAAATGATTATTGCAAGCCGAGCATTGCTTGTGGACGTTATCCTCATTAAACCGCAATTCAGGGCAAGCCCCCACACTACGATAATGCCCTGCGTGATATTGCCCTTTGTGATAGCGACCACATGAAATACACGGCAAATCTTTATCCCGTAGCCGAATAAACTCATTAAACACACGCTGCAAATCTTTCAGCCAATCGGAACGGCTTTTTAGTTTCTCTTTCCGCTCACGCATACGACGGCTGGCTTCCAAGCGGTCAGCTTTTTCTAGTTTTTTGCGTTTTTCTTCCGCTTT